TATTCTATAAAAGTATATTTATGAGTTCTAATTTCTTTACCATTATCAAATAATCTAAAATCTTAACTTAGTAAATTGATTTTTTATTTTTCAAAAACATTTAACTTTTTGATTTATTTATTGTCACTAGTCTATCGTGTCGTTTCTCTTGCCATTTGTTTATAGTTTCAAGCGTCAAATTACTATGCAAATGACTCATATAATGTTCTGGCGAAGTATAAAACAACGTGTTTGAACCATTCTTAGCCTTCAATTCTCCTGTAGCAATAGCCACTTTGAAATAAAGATCTTCATCTAGAGAACCTACAATATCATTATAATACTCACCAGTCTCTGCATTCCGAATTTTACTACCCATTGAACCACTAGTATAAACATTTACCTTAGACCTCTTTAAAGAACCATCTGAACGCTCAACATAACTCCACATTTTTGATAATCCTCTATCTACATTATTGGTTTCATTCATTAAAATAGTATGTTTGTTATTCAAGTTCAAAGAATCATCTAGGTATTCATTTTCATAATATGCCATTATCCTATTAATTACTATATTTACATATATATCTTTAAGTTTGTTTATTAATTATATATTTCTATAACTTAAAAAGCGGAATATTTTACGACAAAGTATTATTTTTCATTTTCTCCTGAAGACTTTCATTAATTAGTTTTGTAATCTTGGTTTCCAAATATGCTACCTTATCTTTTAACTGATTATTTTCAAATGATAATTGTTGAATAATAATAGTTTGATCATTTAGTTTTCCTTGTAAAAATTGTGGGTTATTTTTCTGATACTCTGCTTGTTTTGCCATTTCTTCTTTTATCAATTGTTCTCTCCTTTCCCTAATTTGTTGAAGCTCCTTTGTAACATCTGGTTTGTGTTTTGGATCACCAGGATCATATGCATCTAATAAACTATCAATATCTTCCATAAAAAATTTCAAAATTTCAGGATCATTTACCAAGCCAGCTGGAGTAATTATGGTTTCATGAACATTTGGGTTTGGCATTTGTTTCAATAATTCTTTCTTATCAAACGAATTATGATTATGTGAAAATACTAAAATTGATTTATTGGAATCTAGTTGAACAAATGGAATTGTATAGTCTTTCAAGAAAAACTTTTCTTCGGCAACTGACGCTTCTTCTCTAAAGGATGTTTTCTGCAATAATTCTCTTCTAAATGCAAAAGTTGCAGCAGTTGCATGATTTGGACCATAAGGACCAAATTGTAACATCTTATTTATGTGTTTAAAATAAATAAACATTGCACTTGAACCAGCACACAAAGCATTTGGATTATTCTTTAATCTTTCAACTGCATGACTAATACGTTCTGGTGGATAATAATCATCATCATCCATGTAAACAATGATTTCACCAGTAGCCTTTTCATTAGATAAATTACGTTTTTTACCAAGTGTTAACTTTTCGTCATATTTGTAATATTTTACATATTTAAGGTGTGCTACTAAATCTTCAATTTTATCAGTACCGTCGTCTATAATAATCCATTCTAACTTGTCTTTTGGATAAGTCTGGTGTTCAAAACATTTAATCATAAATGGAATAAAAGGGCGTCTATTAAATGTGGGTGTACATACAGTTACAAATGGATATTTTGATAATTTCTTATTTTTTCCCATTTTATAATTAATAATAATAATTATAAATATTTATTTAAGTTATAATATTTTTATTAAACTAAAAGTGAAGCATACTTTTTATTAAATTTCTTTAATTCTCTTATTAAATTTTCTCCTCCTATTTGTTTGTATTTATATCCACCTCCTTGAGTTGGTGCTACTGCTTCTGCTCCTTCTACTAGTGGTGCTACTGCTTCTGCTCCTTCTACTAGTGGTGCTACTGCTTCTGCTCCTTCTACTAGTGGTGCTACTGCTCCTGCTTCTGCTCCTGCTCCTACTGGTGCTTCTGGTGTTTTGTCTTTACTACCAAATGAAAAAAAACCTTTTTTAGCTGGTGCATCTGGTGGTGGTGGTGCTCCTGCTGGTGTATATTCTATTGGTGGTTTTCCTTCTCCTTCTGTTTTGTCTTTACTACCAAATAACGAAAAACTTTTTTTATCTTTTGGAGCTGTTTCTTCAGATGTTGATGAAGAAGGTTCAGATGCAGCAGGTGTTGGAACATATTCAGGTGCATCATCATATTTTGGTATTGGTTTTTCACATGCTTCTTTTTTTGCTTGACGTGTGCTAGCTAAAGGAGATGTTCTTTCATCTTCTACACCTACAGGAGCAAACATTTCGATTATTCTTAAATAATAAATCAAAAACATTGTTAAAATTGCAAAACCTGCAGATGTTGGACCCAAATAAGTATTAGCATTTACTACAACATAAATTGTAAAAGCAGACATAATTAATAATTTGTTATATCTGAAAAAATACTCGAACAAATCGGTGAAAGCAGCATCAGTCTCACCCAATTTCATATTATATGTTAAAAATGTATATAACACAAATACATTAAATATGATAGGAACTATTAATACACCTCCTGCTGCTGCTAATGCAAAAAAAAGTTGAGCAAAAATAATAATAAGTACAAGTCCTATTAAAACTTTACCCCATTCAGATTTAGACCAATCTGTTTTTCCATCAGCAGTTTTTTCAACTGGTGTCCATCTAACGTCAATCCATCTAGGTGGTCCTGTATATTTTACTTCACCTCTTTCATTTATAAAAATACTTCCATTTTTCTTCCACATCCATCCCAAATTACTAAACCAATACCATACAAAGTAAATTGCGTTTAACAATATACCAATTACTAAAACAAGTAATCCCAAATAAGGTCCAAAAAAGACTAACAAAAATTCTGGTAATACATCTACAAAAGTTAATATATAACTATAATATGAGTAATTTTTCATAAACATCGATTCTATAATTGAATAAAAAAAATTACCTAAAAAGGATGAATCGTTATCAACTTTGTAATCTCTAAAAAATTTAAGCATTCCATTTACAAAATCACTACCTTCTACATCAAAACTCATTTTCATAGATTTTCTTGGCTTACTAAATGAAGAATTAGTAAATATATTTGTTTGTATTTCTTTTGGAAAGTGTTTCTCATAAGAATATGGAAAACAATTTATATCTGTTGGTAATACATTTGCTTGTGATAATTTACAAGCATATATTACAAATAAACTAATTATAAACCAAAATATAAGTCTAAAACCAGATGAAAATGTGCTAGAAATAAAATTTTTAACATTTGTCAAATATTCTTCTCGTTGTGTTGGTTCATCTTTTTGTGCTTCATCTAAATCTGAAGTATTATTATCAAGTTCTGACATTACTTATAATAAAATGATATAAAATATTTGAGATTTTATTTAATACATTATTTTTATATTCATTTATATTATATGGTTTTAATTAAAAAGAATTTCAATAATATTTTTTTAGCATTATTTTGTGTTATTTTGTTTTTTTTAATGTTTAAATGGATTGAGTTTTTATTTACAAATAAATATATTGCAGAATGTTTTACAACAGCGCCTTTTGCTCAAGATACAAGTGCTTCTAATAGTTATTCTGTTGACTTACCATTAACTACTAAATATAGTTGTCAAAATTTTTGTAGTCCATCTTCAAGGTGTTCTATTACAGGTCAACAATGTACTGCTGACATAGACTGTCCTGGTTGTCAGCCTTATGTGCCTCCTTTACCAAAATCAAATGAAGAAATTCCTGGTAATAATGATGCTGGAAAATTAACTGGTGGTGTTACTCCGCAATATTCATCTTTAACAAATGGTTATGGAACAAAAGAAAGAGTAGTAACAAATAATTTATATTCTAAACCAGCTATGCCAAGTTTTGGTGTAAATGAGTGGTATCCACAATTTAAAGAAGAAAATGAACTTTTTGATAAAAGATATAAACCGCCTCAACTTGAAAATATGCCAAATTATGCAGGTAGATATAGTTTGACAGGTCAGTTTGTTGAAGACGGACCTTTTCCATCTAATGCTGAATTATATTAGACAAAATAAGACTTGTAAAATATAGTAAAATATAGTAAAATGATATAAATATTTCTATATAAAAAATAAATAAATGAAAATTAGATATTTATTAGCTATAATAAGTTATACTTCTTGGTCTGGATTAGGCTTTATTCGTGGAATAAATTCCTATAATTATAATCATAATAAATATAGAAAAGAAGAAAATTTTATATATTTAAATTTAATAATAAATGGCATTTTTGGAATAACTATTTATGCTAATCCATTTTTATTACCATTTTCAATATATAAAGAAATATACAGGTTAGAGGTTGATTTAAGAAAATTAGAAAATGAAAAAATTAGTCGTTTTTATAATGATTTAATATAATTGTAAGATATCTTATATTTTATTTACACCTTTTAACATTTCGAACGCCGACTATTTGAGTTAAAATAACATAAAGAATTTAATAATTATAATAAATATATGAAAATTTATTTTTGTCCATTTTAAGAATCAAAAAAAAACTTTCCCCAAAAATTTGAAAAGTTTGGTCCCTATATGTGAAACGACCTCTTTTTCTCTTTTTGCAAAAATTCCTACATCATATAGTGATGTCAGTCTTTACATATATTGCATATTTTATACAAACAAAATATATTATATAAAAACTACTTAAAGACCCTTATCAACAAACACTTCCTTAGCAACTCTCTTAATAATTTTTTCTTCCTTTTCATAATCATTGTCACCCTTTCCTCCCATTGACTCTATAACAATTTTGTTGAATTGGTCGGAATACTTGGAAGAACATTTTTTCCAATCGGGGTGTAGTTCTTGAAATTCTGAAATAAGGTTTATATTTTTGTTAGCAACTTTTCTAACCATTTTATGAAGTTTTACTTTCTTTTCATCTTCTTTTTCCCATTTATCTTCGTCTTTTATATACATTGTTTCTCTCTTTTTATCAGTGCAATGAATAGGTCTTTCTGTTACATCTAATGTATTTAATTTCTTTATAATAATATTAGAAATACCTTCAATATATCCGACATCTCCTACTTTTTCTAAATCAGAAAGTTGCAAATGAAGTGAATCTACAAAATCCGTAATATTCATTGCATTTTTACAGGTTTCGTTTAAAAAGAATTGTAAATTGAATGATTTGTTATGTGAATTAGTATGATTATGTGTTCCATTTTCAACTACTTTAAACATTTGATTTTGAGCATCTAACATCATATGTTTCAACTCACTATTTTCTTTTAAAATATCTTGGTTTTGTTTCAGTATCATCATAATTAATTCTTTATTTACAACTAAATCTTCATGTTCATTTTCTTCTATATTTGATTTAATATTTGAAACATTTGAACATTTTTTTTTATGTTTCCATAATCCAGCTCTAGTTGTATATTCTTTGCCACAACTACACATGCATAATGGCGCAATTTTTGTTCCAAATGTTTCCATTTTGTTTCCTTCCAGACGAGACATATGTTTTATGGTCTGTTGATGTCTTACCCATTCACTGTGTTTGCTGCATTTATAATCACATAAATCACAAAAAAAACCGGCGATTTTTGGCGCTAAAAATGTTTCCATTTGTATACAATTTGGAAACAAAAAAAATCGCCTAAATCTTTTTATAAAAAATAAAAAAAAATTTATCGTAACAATTTGAAAATTATTTTTTTTGTACTCAGACCATAAAATTCAATTATGGTCACGAAGCCACATTTTTTGGGAAAGTTTTTTTCGATTTTCAAAAATGGACAAAAATAAATGTCCAAAATCGAAAAGCCAAAAAAACTTTCCCCAAAAATTTCAAAAGTTTAGTGTTTTCTATTTAAGTTCAATTACACCTTTTCTCATTTAAAACGCCCATTTTATAGGGCAAAAAATAAGAAAAAAATGTAAAATCAAGAAGAATTATTTATAAGCGATTTCATTTCATAACTTGTAAAAATGGGCGTTTTAAATGAGAAAAGGTGTAAAAAATAAGAATTGTCCTTTATGTAGAAAATAAAAATTATATTTTTGTAAAAATATACTTATGTGTTCTTATATATTTTCCGTTTTCTGTAAATTGAAAATCTTTACTTTCTAAATTATATTTTGTTTTTGTAAAAAATTTTATTATTGATAACCAAGGTCTTTTTATTTTTTCTGGTTCTCCTACTGCTTTTATTCCATTAAATGAAAACCATTTTCGTATTTCTGGTATTAATTCCATTATTTTTTTTTGAATTTCCACATTATTATCTAATTCATATAAAGTATAAATATTTCGGTTTTCTAAATCCAAAATATTACAAATTTTATCTATTATTTCTTCTTGTTCTTTATTATACAATTCACTTTTCAATCTCATAATATACTTAATCTAAATATGAAAATTTTAAGTATATTATTCTTTATATTTTTTCGGCTTACATTTTCTCGTTGATGGTTTTCTATTATATTCTGGTTTGAGTTGTTTTCCATAAGCATAATTAAAATAATTCTTATAATTTTCAGGTTTTACTTTATCAATAGCATTATCAATATTCTTTTCTAATCCTTCAAAAGTATAAACATTCCTATTCTTTTTGATATATGTTTTTATTTGATTAAACCACATCTCAATGCTATTTGTTTTAGGAGTATAAGGAACTGAAAATAAATATTTATTACCACTTTTCAATATTGCTTCTTTTACCATATCATTATTATGACTTTTCGCATTATCTAATATTATCAAATGGTCTTTATATTTTGGAAATATGTGAGTTTCTAAAAATTCTACCATTCGTTCTTTGGTTGTTCCACCTTTTTCATAAAATATTTTTCCTACACATTTTTTATTATTTATTGCTACTAATAAAGTAAAACTACGAAATACAAAATTATTATTACTTTTTATTACACAACGCTTACCAATATAACATCTACTATAAGAAGGTTTCAAATGAGACCCAATACTTGTTTCATCCAAACAGATAATTTTATCTAATGGATATTTACTTACTTCATTATAGAAATCTTCTAATTCTTTATTTTTATCAGTAGGTTTATGATGTCTTTCTTTCGGAAAGTGTTGATGTCTTGTTCTTTTTCTGGTTCGGTTATTTGTCCTGATTATTCTACCTAAATGTTGTCTGGTAATATCAAATGTAGGATATTTTTGTTTCATATCAAATAATAATTCATCCATAGTAAGTTGTTCGTTATTATCAACCAATTTCAAAGCAGTTTTAACTTGTTCTTTTTTAACTTTATAAGAAATAGCCATTCTTGGTTTTCTTTGTAAATTCTTTTTAGTTTTGTATATTTGTATCCATCTATGTAATGATGGTTTTTTACAATTAAATATTTTACAAGTATTATCCATAGTATCATTATTATTCAAATAGTATTTAACGGCAGAAATTTTATAATCATCTCCTTTTTGTTTCATATTATAATTATATTATAAAAAATCAATTAAAAAGTTCCATTTAAAATGTTCAAGGGTGTATATTAAATTCTTCTTCATTATAAAATGCATAATTTGATTGAAACATTACCTACAGAAATAATAGACATAATTTTAGAATATTATGGCTACCATCGTTTACGTAATGGTAAATATATAAGACAATTATATCTTGATGATAATAAATATAATGAATTAAAAAGAAAACCAGTGATTTGTCTAGATGAAAGAGGTATATATAATGCTTCATTTTCAAAAGTGCTACCTGATAAAGTAATATTTTATAAAATTTCAACTAATGTATATAATACCGAAATAATTTGGAATATGTGCATAACATATGATGACGGTAAAACGCTTTGTAAAAATGAGAATTTATCAATCATTATGTATATGGACATAATGACAAACAATAATTATCTGTAATAAAAGTATGTGATATAATATTTAGATAGCATACATTAATCCAGCATTTCCTCCAACAAATATGACAATATTCACACGTTCTTCCATTAAATACATATTAAAATTGTAATCATAAATGCGCCATGTAGGCTTGTTAATACCTACAATATCACCAGTCGCAGGATCGCAAATAGTCAACACTTGAGCATATGGGTCTACAGGTGGACTGATGGTAGTTATCTCAAATTGTATATTTGTGAATCTACTCATGTTCATTGCACCAGAAGGTTGTGTTTTAAATGGATCAGTATTCAAACAGAAATTATAACAATATAATCCATTAGGTGCATTACTTTCAGTTCTTACAAATTTTTCAACATAATTATATACACCTTCTGGTAATACATTCTCTCTATATTGACCATCCGTTAATATACCAAGAGCAACCAATATGTATTTAATATTTTGCGGATTATAAACACCGGTAATAGATAGACCGCTAGGTGTGCCGTCAGGATTTGTTCCAGGACCAATCGTAGTTGGAATACCAGCTGGGTCAGGATTTGGATAAGGACCTGTTGCAGGAGCAGGTGATATACCTTGCGGCATATTATTGAAAGGCCAATTGGTATAATTTGACCATTGATTGCGCAAATTAACATCACTTCGTTGAAAATAGAACATCCAACTAATAACCATACCAATAGAATCCAAATCTATTGTATTTTGCCCAGTGACATTATAAAAAGGTTTCTCATATACTTGTTTAAATAAATATCTCTGCTCATTTTTAGCAAATACTTCTGACTCATCGTTCGATAAAAAGCAATATGTGCAATTCAAATTTATATCAGCATTCCATAAAGTTCGTGTGTCTAAATAAGAGGTAGGACCTAATACTTCATCAGGCGGTGTTTGTAGAAAACGGTATATTTGCATATATAATTGATTGAAATTTGGTGCAACTTCTGGATAATTGTTTGCATAATCAGTAACATCGCGAATAGTAAACCATTCATTAATAGGTCTAAATGAAACATTAATTTGCAATTCATTATATTGCAGTGCAACTAAAGGAAATGCTTGGGTTGTATCTAAGTTAAACCAGGCACCCAGAGGTATATATAAAATACGTCCATTAATAGAAGGCTGAGCACCAGCTGGACTTGTCGTATAAAAAGCATTTGGATATGAACCAGAATTACCATCATAGTTAGCAGGATCATATAGTTCTGGTTCATTACCAATCATTTTGTCAAATAAATTTTTTTTTGATTTAGAATAGTCTCGAAGTACAGATGCCAATATATATTGTCCTGAATATTGCTGCAATATTTGATTACCACATGTAATTGTAATACGACTTATAATTTGTGCTCCCAAATCTTCAATCCATTTAAATTCATATGGTGTCCAGTCAGTGTATGTAATAGAACCGTCAGGATTTGTGATAGTTTGTGGTGGTAAAATAGGGCTCCAAATGTTAGGTAATTGAAGAGAAATATAGCAATCCATAAGTATATCAGCATACCTTTTGACTGAAAATGTAAAAGTAGATTCTGTTGTAAGACTTAAAGTAGGTGTTCCTGTGAAATCAAGACGAAAATTTTGTTTTCCGAAGTTAGTATATTTTTTATATGTTGATTTCCAAAACGTTTTTTGAGGATTAGAATTTAGAACAATATTTTGCTGTCCAATAGCTACTAAATTTAAAAGACCTCCAGCCATACTAAGTATATACTATATAAACCTTTTAATTCTTTATTTGATCATATTATAATTAACGAATTTATATTTCTTAATAATTTTCATTTTTTAAATAGTATTATATATTAGATTATGTCCAAATCACTAGTTTCAAATATACTAAGTTCTGAAAATTTAACAGAAAATGTAGGTAATTTATATGATGATTTTAAGAAAAAAATAACTAGTTTAGACGAAGAGTTCCAGACATATTTGATTTTTATGATATTAACACTTATAGTTATATCATATCTGGTTTATTTGTTATATATTTCTTTATTGAAATCTAGACAATGTGATAGTATAAATACAATATTTCCTGATGTTAATGGGTATATAGTTCCTATATCAGAGAATAATTCAGACTATTCATACAAACTGTTTGATTATTACATAAGCACTGCATATAATGCATGTTCTGGAGGTAGTTATAAAAATAATTATGTTGATACATGTATTTTAAAATCTATTATCAAACAAGGTGTCCGATGTTTAGATTTTGAAGTATATTCTATTGATAATCAACCAGTAGTAGCTACAAGTATTGATGATAGTTATTATGTAAAGGAAACATTTAATTCTGTACCATTTGGTGGTGCTAATAGTGTAATGGAAGTTATAAACTCATATGCATTTGCTGAAGGTACTTGTCCAAACCCAACAGATCCTCTAATTATTCATTTAAGAATAAAAAGTTCAAATCAAGAAATGTTTACAAATTTGGCAAAAGTTTTTACTAGTTACGATAAAATGTTAGGCATTGATTATAGTTTTGAAACTACTGGAAAAAATTTAGGAGAGTTACCATTGCTAACATTTATGAATAAAATTATTTTAATAGTTGATCGTTCTAATACTGCATTTTTAGAAAACAAAGAATTTTTAGAATATGTTAACTTAACAAGTAATTCTATATTTATGAGAGGATTATATTATTATGATGTTAAAAATAATCCAGATGTAACTGAACTTACTATTTTTAATAAAACTGGTATGACAATTGTTTTTCCAGATAAAGAAGTAAATCCGCCAAATCCAAGTGGTATGTTATGTAGAAGTTATGGATGTCAAATGACTGCTATGCGATATCCATTCGTAGACGATTATTTAATGGAAAATAATAATTTTTTTAGTCGTAATGGTTCTGCGTTTGTTTTAAAACCAGAAATTTTAAGATATATTCCTGTTATTATACCAGACCCAGAACCTCAAAACCCTAATTATTCGTATTCTACTCGCACATTTGGTAATCAGTATTACACTATGGATATCTAAAATAGCCATTCAAATAAATTAGCATTAGGATATAAATATTTGTTAATTATTTTTTTTGCAAGGAGACAATTTATAATATTACGCCTTAGTTTCTTATTTTTTTTATGTTCATTAATAAAACAATGTAATGTGATTGCCGGACTCCAATTTTCACCACATGATATAGAATGACAACATAAGCAATTCATTTTGTTATATTTTTTAAGTTCATTTTTTGTTTCTATTGAATTAATTATTAAATATTGTTTATAGTCTTTATAATTAATCTCAAACCTTGGAGGTCTGAATGGATACTCTTTAGTTACATAAAATTTATACAAGTTATTATCATTTTCTAAAACAATCGTAATACTAATAATACTATTATTTTGTTTATCAATAGTGCATTCAGTATGAATAAATGCACCAGTCTTTGCTATTTCATTCAGCTCATTTTTAAGCCTTTTTTTGACGCTATTTACTTTAAATTTATCCAACTCAAATAAAATATCTTTATTTAAACCTTGACAAGTAATTGTGTCGTTCATTATATAAGTATTTTGTAATTACTTTAACTATTAATAAAAAAATCAATTTTATTTATTTATTTATTTATTTATTTTATTTTATTTATTTATTTATTTATTTTATTTTATTTATTTTATTTATTTTATTTATTTATTTAATTTATTTATTTATTTTATTTATTTTATTTATTTATTTTATTTATTTTATTTATTTTATTTATTTATTTTATTTATTTATCTGACAATTATATATAAAAACTAATGAAGAAAAAAAATATATGCACAGGTTTAACATTTGAAGATTGTGAATTAACAATATTACGTATGGCAGTAGATAAAGCTGAAGAAAAAATAGGCAAACGTGTTGTTAATTCAGAAGATATTAAAAAAATCATTAAAATTGTTGAGGATTTTATTCAGCGTAAAAATCTCATTTGTTATGGAGGAACTGCAATTAACAATATATTACCATCAGATGACCAGTTTTATAATAAAGAAGCTGAAATCCCTGATTATGATTTCTATACTACAAATGCTTTGGAAGATGCAAAAGAGTTGGCGAATATTTATTATAAACAAGGATTTACAGATGTAGAAGCCAAATCAGGTGTCCACAAGGGAACATATAAAGTATTTGTCAATTATATTCCGGTTGCAGATATTACAGATATTGTAAAACCAATTTTCAATTCTATGAAAAAAGATGCTATTAGAGTAAATGGTATATTATATGCACCTCCTAATTTTTTGCGAATGGGTATGTTTTTGGAATTATCACGACCAGCTGGAGATATTAGTCGTTGGGAGAAGGTATTAAAACGACTAACTTTATTAAATAAAAATTATCCTTTAACAAGTATAAATTGTCATAAAGTAGAATACCAGAGAGAAATGGAAAATAAAGAAAAGGAAGATGAAATCTATGAAAATGTAAGAAATACTTTTGTAAATCAAGGTGTTGTTTTTTTTGGCGGATACGCAATCTCACTTTATTCTCAATATATGCCAAAAAAACTACGTATGCATTTGGAAAAGGTTGCCGACTTTGATGTATTGTCAAATGAGCCAGAAACAACTTCTCAAATATTAAAAGAACGTTTAAAAGATATTGGTGTTAAAAATGTAAAAATAATTAAAAGAGATCCAATTGGTGAAATAGTACCACTACATTATGAAGTCAAAATTGGTAATGATACAATAGCCTTTATATATAAACCTATCGCATGCCATAGCTACAACGTATTAAATATAAAGGGACAAAAAAATAAAATTGCAACAATAGATACCATGTTGAGCTTCTATTTAGCATTTTTATATGCAGATAAACCTTATTATAATCAATTTTTAGAGAGAATTTTATGCATTTCAAGATTTTTATATGATGTTCAACAAAGAAACAGATTACAACAAAAAGGATTGCTTAAACGCTTTAGTATAACATGTTATGGTCATCAAGAAACATTGGAAGAAACTAGAGCTCATAAAGCCGCAAAATATAAAGAATTAAAAGAAAGTGGTGATAAAAAAGAATTTCAAGAATGGTTTTTAAATTATAAACCAGATAATATGACAAATTCGGAAATTAAAACCAATAAAATCAATAAAACCAATAAAACCAATAAAACCAATAAAACTAATAAAACTAATAAAACCAATAAAACCAATAAAACAATTAAATTGAAGAAAACTAAAAAAAACAAAAAATCAAAATTGTTTAATATTTATGGTTAAAATTAAAAATGTTTATGGTTAAAATTAAAAATGTTTATAAAAATTAAAACTCAGATCTTCTAGAAGTTTGTTCATCATAATAAATTTCTGGTGTTTCATTAAATTTAACTTGCTTGTTTTTATTATAATAATTGTATACAAAAATACCAATTAAAATAATAAAAACACCTATACCTACATAAATGAATATTGAATTGTCTTCTTCTATAACAAGCCTATCATTGATAATTTCTTTAATTCCTTCTGCTATATTAGGACAAACTTCTGGAATAGTTTCTGGTATAATATCTAAAACTATATTTGGAGTATTAGAAATAACTTCATTTATAATATCAGTTGAACCATTTATAATATCAGTTGAACCATTTATAACATCAGTTGAACCATTTATAACATCATTTGAAACCAACTTACCTAAAGAAAATGCTAAATCAGTAATATCAACGGAATCCATATAAATAAAGTAATATAAATACTCCTTAAATTAGACGCATTTTTATAAACAATATTTTTTAATTATTATAATTAAAATCTCACGTACTAAGTTAGTAATAAATTTATAAATATTTTTATCTATTATATTGTTATATTTTTTTATAAAAACTATAAAATAACATATATAACATACTATTTTTTCAAAAAGTAATCTTATATATTGCCGTGCTTTGTTTATATAACTCCACTCATCAACATAACTACACATGAATGTTTCCGATTTTTTTGTATAAAAAATATGTATATCTAGAATACCTGATAAAATACGATATAAATTACTTTTTTCATTTTTTATACTTAACGTGTATGAGTATTTATCTAAACCATACAAATCTAGAAAAAGAATTTTTCTATTTGGTTTAGGTTTAAAAAAATACGCATTGAAACCATCTAAATATTTATTTTCATATACAATATTACCATCTATTAAATAAGGAAAAAAACTAGAACGAATAATTGTATTAAAAATTTCATCTTCATTTTTATACTTGCATTTCACTTTTTTAACACAACTGTTAACGTTATTATATTTAATAAATAGTTTATTATTAATTTTACTACATATATTATCTGGTATTTTATCATAAAAGTATTTTTTTAAGTTTTTATAATTTTCAAAATTAAATTTTTTTTGGAAATTTTCAATTAAAATGTCATATAATTCATATACTAATTCTAAGTAATCAATTAAGTAACATAATCCAATTAAAGAACCAATACTACATCCTGATATTCTTTTGACTTTTATAAAATTGCGCTTTTCCATTTCTTTTAAAAAAAAAAGAGCACCAATAAGATAACTACCATTAAATACTCCACCATCTAATACTAAATCAATTTCAATTGGTTTTTTATTCTTAACTTCATTTGGTAGTTCATCAATTAAAGTATTGATTATTTTAAAAATATGGTTTTTTTCCATTAAAATATAAATATTATATGTTATATGTTTTAAATACATAATATTTTTTTAAAATAAAACGAAAATATAAGAAAAATATTTATTGTTACATAATTACTTATTTTTTATTTTTTATTTTTTATTTTTTTTATTTTCTAATAATCGCTTAACAAAATTGTCTGCATTCCTACCTGTTGCAATATAAATATTTATTAATTCTGCAGGTGAATAAAAACACTCTTTAATTTTTTCCAACTTTGTTTTGTTAATTTCTTTATTAAATAAATGTAAATATAATTCAGAAATTACATTATGTGACGCATTGCTTAATTCATGTGTAATATCAATTCTACCTTCTCTAACTAAAGCAGGGTCTAACTTATCATAATGGTTTGATGAAATAACCATAATTCTTCCAGGTGTCTCACGAACACCATCCCATATATTAAGAATATCATCCAATGTAATTTGTTCATCAGTTTCTAACAATTTTTTTTCAGTAGTTGCATTAGTTTCATTTATTTGACAAATGCTTTGAATAACATCAGATACATTTACATTATTTTTTTTAAATTTGTTTTTTTTATTTTCACTATTTTTGTTGCGATTTAAAACAATATCACCTACACAATCAATATCCTCAAATACAATTATTTTTTTATCAAATGTAATACTATTTTGTTCATTATCTTCATTATATCTGTTTTCAAAAAAGAAATTTTCTAGTTGAGACTTGGTTTTTATTAATTTTAATGATATCATTACAATATGCCGTCCAGTGTAATTAGCAAGAGCTTTAATAAAAGAAGTTTTTCCAGTTCCAGGAGGACCATGTAAACCAATTCCAAGAGAATAAGGAATACCTGTTTTGTAATACCATTCGCGATTATTTAAGAAAAAATCAATTTTAGATATTAATTCTTTTTTACCATCAAAAAACATGTTATCAAATGTTCTGGCACTATCAAATTTATGCTCTTTCCAACAATTTAGTATAGATTCTTCATTATTATGTTTTACTTTATCTAAAAAATAAGTAAATTTTTTATTTATACGATTATCTTTAACAGAGTCTAGATATTTTTCAGTAATATTATCAAGATAATTTTTTAAGTAAGAAACATTATATTTATAAGAATAAAGATAAATAGTGGTTTTTTCAGTTTTTGATTTTACATTTCCTCTATCGTCACTAGAATTATCTTCTTTATCTATTTCAACTTTGACAAAAATATCTTCATCTATTTGAAAACACTTTGTTTGATTGACTATAAACATATCCGAAGTTTTATATCGAGTATTTTGATTATTTTCAGATGATTGAAAATTAGTATGAGTTTCTTTTATTGAAAATATGGTTTTGTTTGTTTCAATATTTAATATAATATAATTCCAAAGCGCCTTGAAACGATTACTATAAACAGAAGACTCGCAACATGTAAAAGTAAAAGAAGATGTAATATAATTTTTTTTTCCATCAATAATAATCATATTTTTCCTATAAAATAAGTTTGTAAAATCATCACATGAAAAATTTGTTAAAAATGGATGTATACCATGTTCATATATATAATTTAACATAAACCCAAATACACTAATACAAATAGTAGAAAGGATTGCGTCATATGCTGGGTTCCCTGTTTTTAAAAAATTAAACAAAGTCATTCTTGTAATGTCATTATAATTTGTATGCAATAAATTAAGTAAGCTTACCATATAAATTTTATATAATACACTAAATATATATTTAAATTCTTTATATATATATTAAACCATTTACGCTTTTACATTTTTATCATTGGTTGAAAATGAGAAAAGGTATAAATACGCGTTGCTCTAAAACGCATTAAAATACAAAGACAATTTATTACAAGAATAAAATACTAGTCCAAAAAGAAGACTTGTAAATAAATAACCATTAATATTTAAATTACCATCCGTTGAAAATAGAAAAGGAATATAAGTAAATAAAAGTTTTCTAAAAAAAGGCAATTGAAACAAGAAATAAAGAACTGTAAGCAATAAAGGTGTTTGTATTTCATCATACATATCGTCTAAAGATTTGCTATTTTGCATCTGTTTATTATATGAATTTATCATGTCAGAAGATTGTTCATAATTTTGAATATAATCTGAGTCTGAACCTTGAGGCGGAGGCGGCACGTAATTTGGACGCACTTGTGGATCATTACTGAGACCTGTAGTCATCATAGGTATATCTCTAGATGGTAATTGTGTTCCTCCATTTGCACTGGCTTGTTGAAGTCCATTCACAATTTGATTAATAGTAGATTGGTCTAGAGATAGACCTGCTAATTGTGGAGATGTAGATTGTTGTGTTTCGGTAGCATTGAAAGATATATTATTACTAATATTACCACCACCAAGAGGATCGGTAGGCAAATCTAAAATGCTGGTTGAATCACCCATAATTATTATAAAGAACTCACATATAATAATTATTTAATTTACGCAAAAAATATCTACTCAAAATCAATTATTTTTGAATTCATATTACATTTACCTGCTACGGTATTATATTTTACACATTTTCCTGAATCATTTTTATATATTTTGTCTTTAAAATCATCTAAAGATGGAGCATGAAAAATCAGACATTCGCGACCTTTACACATTTTTCTAAAGAGAGAAGCCAATCCAAAACCTAATAAAATCGACATTAGAATTCTACCTGTTTCTGTATGAACAAATTTTCCAAAATTGATTGCCATTATATTATTACAAGAGTTTCTTTTTACAAGCAACAATATTATTCAAATAATATCGTATCTAAGCTTGAATAGGAACAACTGAAATCTTACTTTTATCCTTAGGACATTCGACAATTTGTTCTACTAAACGAAAACAATTATCCGCTTTGTCTTTAAATAGAATTTTATTTACATTTTCTGGAGTTGGATATACATAAATTGTTTTCATTTCAGGACCTAAAATATAAACAAAAAAAAGTCCAACAGCAAAACTAATTAAAAATGCAGGAAGAGAAATGTAATTGAATAACATATTTTATATATTTTATATATTATATAAATTTTATAAAATATATTAATCTTATTTTTAAAAATATCCTCTATCAAATTGTACTGTTTTTGCAACTAATTCATCCATTGTATTTGCTAACATATTATAATTTGTTACACCATCTTTTTCATTGTAAAATGTTAAATAAGTTGCTTTCATATTTTGAGGTAAAGCTTCAAACACTTGATTATATATGTTACTACCAAAGTTGTATTTTCCATCTGGACCTAATTCAGGCGGTAAAATTAAGTTTTTAGGACCAATAAATTTACATGGTTGTCCTGAAGATCTAGATGAAACACAATTAGCCATAAAATCTTGTAACCATTCTCGATCAGTAATAAGTGAAGTTCTTAACTGTGTTGGTAATTTATTCCATAAAGTATCATAATTAGGAACATTCCATTTAACACCGTCTAATCCATCGCCATATATTGGTTCAGGTATTTGTCCAGTCTCACCCTCTGTATCTAAAGAAGAAGATAGTGTTTCGTCTTCAATAATTATTTGTTTTTTCTTAGGTGCTACTGATAAACCAATATCAAAAGCAATTACCTTATCATTTGAACTAGAAAATGATAAATTGCTAATACTGTATCTGTTTTGTATTAAATTACATGTTTTTGTATATTCATCATGACAAACAAACATTTCATTAAATTTCAATTCACGAATAGAATTTAGTAAAGGTATTAATGTGGTAGTATAAATGGTTACTGCATCACGTGCATATTGTACATTATCTGTTTCATTCATTTTAACAATACAATCTTTAATCTTATCAATCTCTATATATGAATTAGTAATAGTCTCATTTAATTCTTGTTTTTTTTCATCATTATCTACAATTTTATGATAACTTTCTAGATACTGCTCATATAAAGAGGTTATATTTCCAATATATTCTTTAATACTTTCAAATTGATTGAGAGCTTCTTCTGTATTTAAAAACCCAAACAATAATTTATTTTTATGATCAATAATTTGATTTTTATATACTTTAATGTCATCTTCAATGCTTTTTAAAAGAGTAGGCATTAATTCTACTTTTGACAAATTAATAGTAATATTTAAATTACATGGATCTGATATAATTCCACACATTGAACGTAACTCTCTATAAGATTCTGCATTATCTGTTTCAGGTATAAACATATTTGTAAATAAAGTTCCACCTGGTCTTTTACAATTAATACATTTTGGCTTAAGCTTATTATATTCAGTCTTTTTCTCATGTTTACTAAGAAAGGTTTTATTCATAATTTTTTTTTTGTTTGTCATTATTTGAGTTTCATATTTATTTTTAAGTTTAAAATATTCATTTAATGCTTCTTTTATATCAGGTAAAGTGTTCATTTATATTATGAGTTAATAAATTATTTATATATTTATATATTTATTTAGTATTATGAAAATAAATAAAAAAATAGAAACTAATATGACGGTTTAGAATGTATAATATCATATTCATTATCCCAATTAGGTAATCCAGTAATTAATTCTTGTTGTGCTATACGCTTAGCTTGTTGAAAATTTTTAATTTTTGATAAAATATATTGTTGTTTCTCTTTATTTTTTTGTGCTACTTCAACAGGAGACAATTTACCTTTGTATTTATATAATAGAATAAGTCCTAAAATTATTAAAAATGCAATTAATAAACCAATATTAAAAACTGTATTATGAAAATTGTCACGAACGACATGACATTGTTTAAGAGTTTGATATAAAAAGTATTTTACTCCAGGTTCAGTAAGTTTCGGTTTAGAAAAGTCATCAAAATCCATAATAATTATTGTTAAAATTATAAATTAATTTATACATATTATCTATATATGTCTGAATCTACATCTACAACTTCCTATACAAATATTGTTGCATTTTTACTAACAACATACATATACTACATTGCATTTAAACCTGCATTAACATACGAAATATTAACAAGTCCTGATGATTATCCAGTATATTTAAGAAATAATTATGCTTTTTTAGCAGCATATCTACTTGTGGTTATTATAATACAAGTAATTATAAATATGAATATTATAACTGCAAAATGTGGAGGAAATTCTATGGATAATATTGGAGTTGCAGGGATAGTAACATTTGTCCCATGGACACTCATTTTTGGTATTCTACTGGTAGTTATAACTATATATCCAGGATTTAAAAGTGCATTCTCTGATGTAATAGGTTACTATTGGGTATCTAGTTCAGCAAATAAAATAATCACAGATTTATTAATATCTCAAGAAGTTCAACCAAATATAGATGCAGATGGTAGTTTAGATGCTAATGCAAAGCAACAAATGCAAGGTGCTGCAGATGCTATAATTAAAATCTGTGGAAATAGTGCCGTTTTAATTAATCAAATGACACCTCGTAATTTTGACGATTTTTGGAAAATGTTAACACCTCTAATGAAACAACAATACAAACCTTCAAATGGAGAAATTTCAGAAGATACTAAAGAAAAACGACAAAAATTATTTGAATTAGTTGTATCAAAAGATAGTGTAGGCGAAGCAATTTGGTATATTTATACAGGTTTACTAGTTACATCCATTGTCCAGTTGAATATTTCTAGTAGAAGTTGTACAACTAATGTTAAAACTATGGAAGAAACTGCTGCAAAGTATGCAGAACAAAAAGAAAAGGCTGAAGAGGAAGTAGCTACAGCTAAAAGTCAAGTTTACACTGTATAAAATTATAAATTTATATAAAATTATAAATTTATATAATTTATAAATTATATTTCCTAGTAAACTTATTTTTATGTATTTTTTTTCTGTTATTTTTACGTTTAGTATCATGACTAATAGAACGTTTTTTTAAAGTTTTATAGTTATATTTTTTATAAATTGTATTTAAATAACTATCATTAAATATTCTTTTTTTTCGCATCATATTTTTTTGTGTATTATGAATACATACTTGTATTTTGGGAGTATAATTATTTGGTAATTTGTTTAAATATTTGACAAATTTACTATGATGAGTGTCAGGAAAATAATTGAATATTTTATCTGTCATATTAAATATTAATTGTGAATTAGTGCTCACGTATTTGGCATTTTTAAATTTACTATATTCTTTACTTATATTACCATCTCTATATGGATGAAAACGCGGATCAATATTTACATAATTTGTATTTAATATGTTTAATAAATCATCAATATTGTTAATATTATTATTATTCATTTCATGTTCGACAATTTCTTTACGCAAAAAAGAAGAGAGACCTGAGTGTCCTTTTAGATGACCTCCATTACCATTTATACTATGATTTGTAAATACAATACTTGTATTATCATTTAATTTATTTATAAAGAAATCATTTACATTTTTTTTATCTTTAAAATTTTCTACATGAAATACATTGTGTTTTGTTACAATTAAATTGTGTCCTTGAGCAATAGTATCACTACAATTATAATGTTTCAAACAATCATATATTTTTTTTTCAAAGTTTTTGTCAATTAAAATATTAAAAATTTCATTGCCTTTAATTCTACTTTTATAATCATGTAATAATTTTGGGTTATTTTTGATTTTTATGTATATAGATTTATTATTATCTTCTGAAGTAGATAAAGAGGAATTTATTAAACCAAAACCTAATTCATTCATACCTTCTCTCCAACCAGTAATTAAATCATTTATATAAACAACTTCTATACCATTAATAATTTCATGAATAATTTCTATTTTTGGGTTATAAGTTCTATCTCTATTTTTAACTAAAAATTGTTTTCCATCAATTTTTGTATAAATAATTACACACATTATATAATAATATATATAATATACAAATAATATATTAATACCATTATTAAAGATTGTATTAAAATACAATTTTGTTGGAATAGTTTACATAATAAATGACTAGTAAATAACATAAAACTCCTAATACAATTGACAAAAGCCAAATAGGTAGAATTGTTTTATTTTTATATCCAACGCCAAACTCACGAATACTTCCATCTTTATTATAAAAACAAGAGGGTTTTATTATTTGAATAAATCCGTAAATAATAATGAATAATACAATTGATATAAGTAATTGGTTTTCTCTAATATAATTTTTAGTCATCTTATATATTTATATACACAATTTTTTATAATTTTATAATTATAAACAATTATTATTCTTAAAACTCTAAATCTTTAATTCATATATAAAACCTAATATTCATTTTCATAGTCGTCGTATTCTTCTTCAGGTGCGCCAACACCATCTGTATTTCCATCATAATACGTCTCTCCCATAAAACTCATGTCATAAGCTTCTTCATCTATTGCTTGTTCTACATTCTGTTGCTCAATATATTCTTCCATTAAAATGTCAATATTTTCATCATTTGCATCTGCATTTTTTCTTCTAATATTTCTCTCTGCTTTGGTCATTTCATCTCTAAAATCACGTTCTTCATCATAGAAATCTTTATCCAAAGTAGTTAGACCCTTTTGCATACCTTTACTATACATACCTAACTTATTAATCTTTAAAATAGTATCAGCATTTCGCTCTTCGTCAGTCATTCTTTTTAACCTATCTGTAACTAAATCCTTCTCTCTTTCCCTTAATTTAAACACTCTATCTTGTATCTCTTCATATGATGTATCTATTGTATCTTTTTCATTATTCATGATATTTATAAAACAAACAAAAAGTTCAGATACACGTTGTCTTAATTCCTTCTTGTTTCCGCTTACTAATGTTGTTTGTTTTTGACGAGACGATGACATAGATAAATCAACTCTAGTTTCAGAATCTTCCAAATATTCTACTGAGAATATATCATTGATTTCTAATTCTTGTGTAACTTCTGTGACTATCATTTCATCTTCATCCGTTAGTTCAATATAATTAATGAAAACACGTAATAAATAATATTCAAATAAAAACCTACTTGTTCTCTCATCAAATACAGGTTTTATAGTTTCTTCTCCATGTTTAATACTTGTAAATGCAGGTGTTGCATTTGCTATTAAAATAAGATTTTTTGAAGTATTTTGTATTTTGCTAAGAAGATTGCTTAATGATGTTACTCCATAAAAAGATTTTAATTTTTCATAATATTCACTAATATACTTTTTTAATTTTTTTGCATGACTAGGAGAAAATTTAAAATAATTTTGAATGTGAATATCATCGTAATTAACCTTGTTTAAAATAATATTTGGAAATATGTTGACAAAATTAAAAATAAAATTCTTGTAAAAATTTGTTGAATTATAAAGGATATCATTTGATATTTTAAAACTTTCAGAAGTGTCTGATGCCCATGTAGATAAGTTATGAATTGCTTTTATCATTTTTTTTACTGAACTATTTGAAATATTTGAACCTGAATTTTTTTTAACAAAATCTATAATCTCTTCTTTCATTTCTTCAATATTTCTAATTAAAAAATTATTTAGATCTGTTACTTCTTTTGTATAATCAGTAGTTGCCAAATCATAAGTATCTAATGCTTTTAAAATTAATTCCCTCATAGATTTTTCAACAACTTCATCATTTTCATAATCAACTGATTCCAATAATTTAATCAATTTTGAAATAGATGATACTTCAGTATTTTCAAATTGAATATGTATAATATTGTTTCTTCCAATAATTTGAATTAACCTTAAAAATTGTTCATTCTTATAATTGCGACCATCTTCTTTCATTTTTTGTATCACGCGTTCTATTGTATCACTTGGATTAATTAAACTATTATTCGGTTTATCTGTACATAATGGAAGCAAATTATCTGGAATAGGTATTAGAGATTTAAATTTACAAAAATAAATAAATGCCAAATAAATTGTTTTTTCACTAAAGTCTTTATTAATAGATGGATATACATTTTTTGTATTTACATTACTATAAAAAAGACCACTTTTAGAATAACTAATAATATCTTCCATCATATTCGATAATTGTGTAACAATTTGATTGTATTCAGAAATTCTTGAATCTTTACTAATAAAATAGGAAATAGTTGTTTCTCCTTCTTTACTTTCACAACATGCATTTTCTAAATAAGGCTCATTATTTGATGAATGTAAAAGTAGTTGGTGTTTTTTAACAACCTCTTGTATTCTTTCAACCATAGCAAGAGAGAACTGTATCATTTTTGATTCTATCATTAATATTTTCTCTCTTTGATTAATTAATCCATTTCTTAATTCACCAATAAGTGATTTTTTAAATTCTTCTGAAATATTCACAAGGTGTCGTATCTTAAAATTAACAAGGGGAGGTAAAAATTGCAACCATCTTGAAATGTCATGTTCTTCTGGAATTAAATCAGCATTACCTGTTAATAGGTAAACAGTTTTCTCTTCCATTTTTCTCTTTACATCAGGAATTGATAACAACACATCATTTATGACTGTTTTAAGCTTTGTTACAATGTTTTCTTGTTTTTTCTTTTTTAAAACATTCCATGGTTCTCCTGATTCCCTAATATCATAAGCTACACATGCTAAATATGTAACACTGCTATAGTCACCTGTTCCCTCAAATGGATAACCTGTAAACGACCGAACACAACCAGGATGCGTTTTTCTTGTTTTAATAGAAGGCATTGAAGTTTGAATAGCGATTAAAAATGCACCTAACGTATAATATAATAATGCAGTGTTAAAAAAATCATTATAAGATGGCATCTTTTTTCCTTTTTCTGCCATCTCTCTTACTTTCAATTTGTAATCATTTTCAGTCTCTAATGTATTTTGAATAGCATCTAAAACTATATTAATAATAAACTCCTTTTGTGTTTCCATATTAATTCCCATTGCAATTCCTAGAGCATTAACAATATTATTAATCATTTTTGTTTCTGGAGTGTTGTATTGAACCATTTTCACTCCTGTAGATGACATAATTTTACTTCCAGCATCCGCTTCCATAATAGCTCTCGAAGATGTTTTGAAACCACTATCTTCATAACCTTCTTCTATATCTAAGTCTACTTTGCAAATAGACCATCCACTGTTTTTATCGCACCACCAATCACCACCTTCATCCATAGCTCCAACTTGCGATTTTACTTGTTCCAAATAATCAATATATTTATATTGACCTCCTACTACAAAAGCATTCGCCAAGTTATATTTCCATACTGGCATTAATTGAATATTTGTTTTTATACAATACATCCAATGTTTGTCCTCTAATACTGATGACAAATTTGCTTCTCTCAAATACAAATTTGTAAATTTAATAATATCTTGTTGTTTCTTGACAAAATCTGATTGACCTAATATTAAACTTAAAACTTGTGCATATGGTGAAATAGGCATTGTATTTATATTATCTGCAATATTGACACCTAATTTGTATTTTTGATTATTATATTTTAACATATTTGTAGTTTGAATCTTATTTAGTGCAGAAATAATACTCATAAAATAGTCAAACTTTCCTTTTATATTTTTTTGAAACTCTTCCTTTGTCATTTTATATTTATTGTCAAATTCATTAACAACATCTTTTAATAGTTTTGTTTGTAATTCTAGTTCATTTGTTTGCATACTTTCACATTTATCGTCAATTTTACCAGGAACATTTATACATTGATTTTGTATATTACATAATACACTAGATTCATCTGAATTAATATAATCCTTATTTGCCTCATTGTCAAGAACCCATTTATTATTTTTTCTAACATAAAAATCTACTTCGTCTGAACTAAGTTGGCTATATCCTTTATATAAAATTGCATATTGTCCATCAATAACTCTTTTATGACCATCTATTAAAGTATTTGACAAATAATCCGCATCACTTTCAGACATTTTCTTTTTTTTCATAAGGTCATTCATAATATGCAACTTTAGTTCTTCTGAAGACATCGTCATTAATTCTTTACCATACTCGGTCTCCATTAAACCATAATTCGTCCTATCATATTTTTTATCAAAGTAAATAAGTTTATCGTTGTCAGTATCCAATATTTCAACTGAATCATAATACTTTGCTACAATAATACTCGTACATTTTTCATCTTCTTGAGCTTTTAATTTTTCATCTTTAGTTTTTTTTTCTTCTTCGAAGAGAGACGAAAATTCACTAGGAAACATGAGAGATACACTTTGCAATGAAAGTGCAGTAGTATATAATTTTGTATAATCTTTTATTGTCATTTTTCGCAAAATTTCGGTATTAGTGAAAGTTTTTTCAGGTTCAAAAATACCATATCCTTCATTAAATACATCATCACTTAGATTTTTATCAAGTATATCCAGAATAGAGTAGACAACACTGAATATGGGTTTTTCTGATCTTAGTGATGTAATTGATTTAAACAAACGAGAACGCTCAATAAATTTTTTATTATATTCAGAAATTTTTTCATCAATAAATTTGGTAATCTCTGTATACTGCATATAAGTTAGGTCATCACTATAGATTAAAAATGGTTCTAAATAAGAAACTACATCTACAATCGAAAGTTTTCCGCTAATATATTTTTTCATTAAATTAAACAAAACCTTTGTTTTTGGGATGATTAATTTAACAAATTTATCATATATTTCTGCCTTTGTCATGCCTCTTACGTCTTCATAATTCAAATTTAACACATAATTCTTAATGCTATCCACATAATTCTGTTCATTAAATTCAATATTGGTTTCCAAATTGTCTATAAAAATATTATTTACATTTGTTTTCTTCTTCAAAAGTTCCCAATAATTCAAAAATATTAGATTTAGATTGGCTTTGTCCAAAATATTAGTTCCAGGCAAGTTAATTTTTGAAAAACGAATAGTAGGTTCAGGTAGAGTTACAATTGATTTTACTGATAATATATCATTACTTGTAATATTTGTTCTTATTGTAACAAGATTTGCACCAGTTGAATCTATTGTATCTAATTTACTATTAGCTAAATTATATTTAGAAATAACAAATCTTCTACTTCTTACAGAATTACTACTAAAAATAGAAGAATACATTTCAGTTAAATTATCAATAATTGTATTTAAATTAGTATTAACTGCTTTTTCAATTAGTATGTCATTCAATGATTCGTCAGATAGATTATCAAAAGGTGTTAAATATGGCTCTAACTCTGAATATAAAGCAGAATACTTATTTTGATCAGCTGGTAAATTATTTGATTTATAGTTTTCAATTAACTCGTCTATATTTTCAAGATTAGAAAAAAGAGAAATATTTTCAATATCATTATTGTCTTCATCAATATGTTCAGCATTATATATTTTTTTAACATTTTTGACAACAGGTAAAACCCAATACAAGTTTTTATTAAAATTTGTAAAATATTCTAGTAATGGTTTATATGAAGATTCTTTCACTAGAGCTGTCTCTACATTACCATATTTGTCATAAAGTGAAAAACGTCTTCTCAATTGTTTAAATCTATCAATCATAATATGGATATTATTGAGAACTCTTGTAGTTCTTTGTGTGCTTGGAATAGTAGAGAGAAGCTCGTCTAATAAGTCACTAACTTGTGTTTCTAAACTATATCTTTGACTTTTTGCAGATACATCTATATATTGAATAATTGGACCTAGTTCTTCTTCTCCAAATTCAATTTGGTCAGCTTTAATAATTAATTCTCTCAATTGGTCTTTAACATTTTGTATTGGAACATTAATTTGCAATTGATCATGTCCTAATACTCTTCTTTCTTTTTCTAATTCTGGAATTTCAAAGTTTTCATTTACTACTTCTTCTTCTTCTTCTAATGCAATAGGTTTTTTCTCTTCAGGTTTCTCTCTAATTTCTATTAATTCAATTGGTAAATCTTCTGGTAACCCTTTATAATCAAAATTTAAGTATAAAGTATCACCATCTATACTTTTAATTTCAATCATATCATTTTCTAAATTAGTAATCTCACCTGTTATGATAGTCGGAAATTCACCGCCAAAATAAATATTAATCCATTTTTCAGGTAAAAGTCCATTTTGCTCAGCATATCCTCTAGATTCATTTCGACTAATAACTGAAATATGTGTAGTATTTCCATCACCAATAATTCCATCAGGTGATATAGATAAACGGATTGTATTAAGATTATCAGTATCTGTTAATATAATTTTTTCCGAATCAATGTAATCAATAATAAATGTTTTTTCATTTAATTGTTCATTTATTGGGTTTTTTATTTCTATAACATCACCTAATTGCAATTCAATTTTTATTTCATTTTCAGGTATATTAGTTTCATTTTCAGATATATTAGTTTCATTTTCAGATATATTAATTTCATTTTCAGATATATTAGTTTCATTTTCAAAATCATTTTCACTATCAGAATTGGTTGACATTTTGTTTCTATATTTATACTAGAAATTTTTATGCTTAAGTAAAAATCAATATAAATTATAGTTTAAAGACAATTTTATAATTATACATAATAAATGAGTATTATAAGTTACAATTTATCTGAAATTAAAGGGTTTAATGATATGATAAATGGCAGTCATGAGAATAGTTCAAATATACTAAAATTAAACAAAATTGAATGTAGAACTTCAAATAATGCTACATATAAGGTTATTCGTTATGATAAAAATTTTTTAGCATGTGATTTGATCTCAACATATGGCTTATGTCGTTCAGTCATAGTAAATAGTCAAGATAAAGTGGTTTCTTTTGCACCTCCTAAATCTATTCCAAGTGACAGATTTATTCAGAACTATAACGAGACAACTTATGGTGTTGTAGCAGAAGAGTTTGTAGAAGGAACAATGATTAATGTGTTTTGGGACCCATCAATTGGTTTAACAGGTGGTTGGGAAATAGCCACAAGGAATACACCTGGAGCTACATGTTCTTTTTTTAAAGGAGTAAAAGGCAAAAATGGTAAAAGTTTTAGAGATATGTTTTTAGAAGCAGCATCACATCATAATTTAATGTTAAATATGTTAAATCCTGTATATTGTTATAGTTTTGTTTTGCAACACCCTGAAAATAGAATTGTTGTTCCATTTAAGACACCGCAATTATATTTAATATCAGCTTATATGATTCATCACGAGCATGATAATATTTATGTGCAAGTATATGACACTCAAATTATGAAGCAAAGTTTTCCTAGCAGTGTAACAATTTTGTTTCCTGAAATATATAAATTTGATAAATACTCAGACTTGATTGAAAAGTATGCATCTATGAATACATCTTATAATATTGTTGGTCTAATGCTTCATAATAGAACTACTGGAGAACGTGCAAAAATTAGAAATCCTGTTTATGAGCAAGTTCGTAGTTTACGTGGAAATCAACCAAAGTTACAATATCAGTATTTATCTCTACGAAAAGAAGGAAAAGTGAAGGACTTTCTAGATTTTTATCCAGAAAATAAAAAAGAATTCTCTGGATTTAGAGATCAAGTGCATTTGTTTACAGATACATTATTTGGAAATTATAAGTCATGTTATATTAAAAAAGAGAAACATTTGAAAGAATATCCAGACCAATACAGGACACATATGTTCAATGTTCATCAAATATATATTAGTGACCTTCGAGAAAAGAACATGTTTATAACCAGTTCAATTGTTCAAAAATATGTGAATGAATTACATCCATCCTTACTTATGTTTTGCTTGAATTTTCAGATGAGGAAACGCAATGTCGATACTATTTATGCTTATTCGCAACTATAATAAAGATTTAATAGTAAAAGTAAATTTGATAATTAAATAAAATTGATTATAATATAAAAACAAAAATATATTTATATTATATAATGAGACTTTATGGAATTTTATTTAGTTTATTTGCATTAGCTAAAGCGTCACAAAATTGTGATCCATTTTCTAAAGCTAGTGATTTATGTGAGCCATTATTACAAGGACCATGTGTTCAATTTATTGTCAGCTCTGGAACAGGATGCGCATGGATGTGCAGTTATTGTGTTAATCAATTAGGCACGAATAATTATTATTTTACTGATAATGTATGCACATATCAAGAAGGACAAGGGTGTGTTGGAAATCCAGTTTCTGGAAAGACATATACGTGTTGTTCCGCTTTACTAACGTAATAAAAAAAATTGAAATGCTTTAAAAATAAATAATACACACATATATTATTTCAATGACTTGCAAAAGCGCTCAGAATGTATTTCAAAATCTCTACATGGAAGATTGTGAAATAGAAGACAGAGAAAAACTTGTTAAAAAAGCATTTAAAAAATTAAATGAAATAGAAAAACTTAAAAAAAAGAGCGAATTAACTACAGAAGAAATAGAAAAAATATCAAAAGAATTATATTATCGTAACATAGTAGACCCTGTATCAATTGTTCCAGAATATTCTGAAAAACAAAAACAACAAATAGAAAAAAAGAAGTTAAAAAAGGCAATAGAGGCAGAAAAAAAAGCTAAGGAACTAGAAAAAAAAGCTAAAAGAGACACAGAAAAAAAAGAAAAGGAACTAGAAAAAAAAGCTAGGAGAGAAGCAGAAAAAAAAGAAAGGGAAGCAGAAAAGGAAGCCAAGAGACAAGCAGAAAAAAAAGAAAGGGAAGCTAGGATAGAAGCAGAAAAGGAAGCCAGGAGACAAGCAGAAAAGGAAGCAGTAGAAATAATAATTAAGCTATTATCTCAAAATGAATTAAAAAATGAATGGGTTAAAACGTTATCAGAAAATAATAATAACATTAATAAAGCATTTAGATTAATGTCATTGAAATATCATCCAGATAAAAATACAAATAAAATATGGGCAGAAGAAAAACAAAAAGAACTAAATACCTTGAAGGAATTAGCAATCAAAAGAAAAAATAAATACATTATCAGTTGAACTAATAACTAAAAATAATCAAATTTAACTTT